TGGTGGAATAATAACTTGTTTTTGTTGTGCCATGTTTCCTATGAGCTGCGCGAATGCCATTTGAATAGGATTAATCGGCTCTGAACCACCTAAACTTGGTATTTTTTCCACTACTGATTTTATCGCTAACGCTAATTTTTCATCTAATTCTATTAATCCTTCATCAATTTGCTGTCCTAAATCTAACAAGAGTTTGGCTAGGACTCCAAAACCTAAGATTATGACTCCTATAATATAGAGGCTCTCCATCATATCTCCATCGAACCCGCATCGGTTCTTAAAACTCCCCGAACCCCACCCCTAATCCTTTTATGTTAATCATGAGTCGGAAGGCATACCTTCCACGCGATATGCAATTGCGTAAAACGATTTTAAGCAAATCGAAAGATTTGCACGGCATTCTGCCGAGCATATTATATAGCCCATATAGACAGGAATCGATAATATGGAAAGAGACGAATACGAGACGCCCCAATGGTTAGTAAAAGAATGTTTGAAAAAATTATCTGCGATTGTTGAAGATGAACAATCAATTTTAGATCCGTGTACGGGCAACGGTGCATGGTTTAGAGAACTAGGTAGTTTCTGCAATAGTAACGGATTAAACCCAACAACTTTACATTATTGTGAAATTAGAGAAGGTTTAGATTTCTATAAATGCACAGATAATTATGATATAATTGTCGGTAATCCTCCTTTTAGTCAACTAACTAAATGGCTTAATTGGTCAATTCATAGGTCGAACAAACATATCGCCTATTTGTTGCCAGCTTCGGCATTAAACCATAAAAGATTGACAATGATGGAAGATTACGGATTTTATTTAACAGCAATTCACAGTCTACCAAATCCTAAAGAATGGAATCTTGGGTTTGCTCATTTTTTTTGTATTTGGACTAATGAATATTCAACAGATGTATTAGAAACAATAATGAAAAAAGAAGGGGTACAATCTTTGTTGAGGGATTATGTATGAATCTAAAATGTTGTAAATGTCAGCTAGAGTTTTTAGTAAACTCATTTGAAGATGTAAGAATCATACAGGCTATGTCTTGTCCAGAAGGAGCAGGTCACAAATTAAGTGAGGTTGTTTAATGTTGAAAAAAAGAGAGGTGATCGAATGAGAAAATATTATCTTGAAGATAAAATAAATAATAATTTTCTATGGAAAGAAAAACCAATTACAATGTCAAAATTAGTTTTAACTTGTAAACCTGTAAATATTGCTTTAGATAAAGTTTTTTACAATGGTAAATATTGGGATATAATGACGGTGATTGAATGACTAAAATACTACATTCATTCACTTTACATGAACAGGCTTCTGAATTAATTAAGAAGCGATCTAAAAAGAACGAGATGAGCGATAATGTTTCAACTGCCATTATTTGGTTCTATACTGAGCCTAAATGGGCGAGGGAATTTGCAGAGGACGGATTTACAGGGAAACTGATTCCGTCGTCACACGGCATTGTTATTGCACCATATGAAAGAAAAAGAATGTTAGAAGTGATCGGTCAGTTAAATTCACAGATTGATGAATTGAAGGCTGAGAGCGCCACACTACGAAATAACAGGTTTAAGTTTTGGAAAAAACTACCTTAGTAGGGGGTCGAGAGGTCAATATTTTCGCCTATGATGGCGAAGAAGTATCGCTATTGACTTTACACTCTAACCGAATAATTGTCCTAATAATTGTTGTATTGGAGAACCTTCCCCAATTCCACCAATAGGCAAGAAAGGAACTTGAGCAGCCGCTTGTGCTGCTTGATATGCTGGTGATTCTTTGTAGGCAGTGTATTGTTTCTGCCAATCATTGATTAACGCTTGAGTTTCTGTTATTGCCAATGCATCCAGATTGTATTCAAATCCAAGATAAGTCGCTAATGCAGTTAATACAATTGACATTGCTGATACATCGGAAAGTAGTGCAACTGTAGGAGTTGCAATTCTATTTACTTGGTAAGCAACTAATGCGCCTTCAATTAGTTCTCGTTCTGATCGTCCGAATACAATTTCATGTCTAATGACTTGATCTGGTTTTGGTTTAGGCATTAATCCCACCTTAAACCAAATCTAATTGGGTTATTAGAAAACGGATTTAAGTTACCTGTTGAAACAGTAGCAGGTAAAGCATTTGGCGAACCACTAGATAATGCAATCACTGCACCCGAATCACCAATTGAAGTTAAGTTTGGAAATGTTTGACTAACTGACGCATATTTGAAGCATGTTGAAGCACTTTCAGCGGTAAAATTACCTGCTCCGCTTGTGTCTTTTCTAACCCAAGCAAAATGATATTGAGTTCCAGCTACTAAAGTTGGCGTGCCAGTAAATGAAGTTGCTGCTAAAACTCCAGTGGAAGCAATTGATATTTCAGCCTCTGCTATTTTAGAATCTGGTAATCCTCCAGAATCACTGTATATTCCTATGAAGTAATCTGGTGTGTCTGTAGCTGAATTAACATTGACTTGAATTTCTGTAACAGTTCCGCCAACAGGAGAAATAAATGGTCTAAAATAAGGATTATTGCTCGCAGTCGTTGAACTTGTTGAACTAGATTGAGTATTGCCCCAAGGAGGCATACAAGATACTAAGTATAATTCACGATTACTTGCAGGGAAAGAACCGTCACGGTCAGGCAATACAGGTTGATATCCTGTACCGCCACCGCCGCCTGTTGCCTCAATTGTTAATGTCCCGTTTGGCCCTGTATCAGTGAAAGCAATTCCTGAACCTGCTGTCAATACTCTTTCATTGGTTAAATCGCTATCTAAACCAAGAGTAAGATATGAAGCATCATTTGGTGCTAATCCTGTAGGGGTTGCTGCTGTTATTGTTACATCACCTAATCCTGAAACTGGGCTTAATGTAATGTTAGTTCCTGCAACTAAAGAAGTTACAGGACTGTTAGCTGCATTAACTGTAACATCACCTAATCCTGAAACTGGGCTTAATGTAATGTTAGTACCTGCAACTAAAGAAGTTACAGGACTTGCATCTGCTGCGATCGTGACGTTTCCACCTGCTCCACCGTCATTAATTGTAATCCTAGCACCTGCTGTTAGTTTTCTTTCGTTAGTTAGAGTACCATTGAGTGCCATTACAACATATTCTGCATCTGTAGGAGCGCCTGATGCACCTCCTCCCGTCAGAAAGCCATCCCAGTCTCCGCGCACCGCCATTCTAGCAAGTTGAACAAGCACTAAACGTCGCATTTCATCTTCATTCTCAGGCTCAATGAATAGTTTTTCTGCTACTCCTTGGAACTGAGCATAGGATAAGTTCTCAAGATCAGTCTCTTTCAATAGTTCGTATATTCTTTTTGAGTAATCTGGTGCGTCTGGTAGTGGCATATCTATCTCTCCTAAGTCAAAAATCCGTCCCAATCACCTTTACATGCAGTAATTGCGAATTTAATCAATACTAATCTTCTTAGTTCATCCTCATTCAAAAGCATTACATCTATCGGTTTCCCTACATTATCAATGGTAGGATTTTCACCAGATGCAATCTCTTCAAGCGTCTTTCCCTTGATAATTGGGTAAATCCTATTGCTACGTTTTTCAGCATTAGGGAGTGGCATATCATATCACTTTAATTGGTTTGAACGTGTTTTAACAATTCTTTGGACTGCTTCAAAGTCTTTTAATGACATATAACCGGCACCTAACAACTTGAATGCTTTAGATTCCATTTCTGCCAATCTTCTGCGACCTTGTGCTTTTGTCATCTTCATTAAATCACCTTAAGCAGAAGTTATGTATTGTGCTGTAAAGTTTAGCGCTACAGGAATTGAGCATGGCTTCATGTAAGGTTGTACTTCAATAGGGTCTGTTGCTGGAACTGCTCCAGATAAGTTACCGTTAGACATTGTTACTTGTGCGCCACCTGCCACGCTTGTAATCAATGCTTGATCTACTGAAGTAAATTGTGCTTGAGTTACAACTTGTCCTTGTAGAGTTTCCCCAATTGTGTTACCTGTTTGTAAGTCAACAAGTTGGAAAGTTCCCGCACCTGCAGCTACAGAAGCCCCAATAAAAATTCTAGGAACTCCTTGGTTAGTTTGTACCGCAAGAGACGCATTACGGCCAGCCGCTACCATAGTGAAAACACGGAGTTGGTCTCCAGCCATCAGAGTTACAGAGCGAGCAAAAGCAGGGGTGCCACATGCAACCCCCTTAACTGCGAATGGCACTAGAGAAAGAATCAATCCCTTTCTTAGAATGTATGCGTATGATATGTTTTCTCCCGCTGTAACAATGCCACTAACTATCGTTTGACCCGTTGCAAAGTCTCCGATGTTTTGGGCTGTTACTGTGTAAGATACATCTGTAGTTAGACTTGCTTCGGTTCCGTCTGTAATAGTTGCGTTTAATGGTATTTTGAAACCGCTTGAGCAGTTTAGGACTCCTGTTACGTTTTGTGTTGTCATCTTAAATCACCTCAAAGTTTGAAACCTGCTCCTAAAGGTTTGAAGATATTGCGATTTACGTTACTAATCGGTCTGCGAAGTAATCTCTTACCTAGTTTGAAACCAATTCCAACTCCAATTGATTGAACAGCCATCTGTTGATAGTTGTTCATGAAGTTACTTTGAACAATTCCGAATGCTTGGTCTGGTGCTGAGACAATATCTCCTAAAGAAATCGCGCCGCCACCGACAACAGATAATTGTTGTTCAGGACGCATACCAATTCCGACGCTGGTCATTTGATAACCAAGGTCTGTTGCACCTGTTACGAATCCAACGGGGGAAGTCCCCATTAATCCAGATGTCAATATATTAGCATAAGCATAACTTTCTGCAACATTCAATAATGAAACCGATCTAGGGCTTCTTCGTCTTTTGGACTTGTTTCTACGTGCCATATCAACTTCTGGTTGTGTAGTTGTTTATTATTCTTCTTTTGAAAATAGACCTTTTTCATCCCTTTCTATTATTTTTGGTGGAATAATAACTTGTTTTTGTTGTGCCATGTTTCCTATGAGCTGCGCGAATGCCATTTGAATAGGATTAATCGGCTCTGAACCACCTAAACTTGGTATTTTTTCCACTACTGATTTTAT